GTTATCTATCAAATCCTTTAGTATCAATTGGTTCAACTATTGGAGTTGGTGCTGCATTTACAGCTTTTGTCAGTGCTGGTGTTGTTACTTCAATTACAATCAATAATGCAGGTGCTGGATATACTAACACAGGAATATCTACTGGATTGAACTTTATAACTGTTGCACCACCTAGTCCTTACAAAAACATTCCATTAACTGGTGGAAATGGATCTGGTGCATCTATGGACGTTGTTGTTGGAACTGGTGGTAGTATAATATCATTTGATATGGCAAATCGTGGTATAGGTTACGAAATTGGAGATAATTTACAACTATCCACAATACCATTCCAAGTTGGTATAGGCACAAGTGCATTCAATATAACTGTTAAAAATAAATATCAGGATAAATTTGCTGGATGGTGTTTTGGTCAATTATTAGAATTAGATAATTTCGATGTTCAATTTAATGGATTTAGAAAATCATTCTTAATTACCAGAACAACTACATCAAAAGAATATTATAGCATAGTCGCTCAAGAGGGATCAGGAATTATACTTCAGAATAATCTTTTAATATTCATTAATGATGTATTACAAAAACCAGGTATTGATTACACATTTAACGGTGGAACAAGACTAACATTCCTTGAAGCACCAAAAAAAGAAAGTAAATCTAAAATTTATTTCTATGCTGGATCTTCAATTGACTTTGATGAAATTGATGTTGATGAAACTATAAAACCTGGAGATGAGTTAAGATTACAAAGATATGTTGGCGTTCCTGAACAAGATAATAGAGTTGTGTATGCATTAATAGCTGCTGATACTGTGGAAACACAAACTTACTCAGGAGTTGGCATATCCACAGACACAACTTTTGAAAGACCGACTATGTGGAGGAAACAAACTCAAGATATGACAATAGATGGATTGAGGATATCAAAAGAAAGAAATTACTTAGAACCAAAAATATTACCAACAGCTGGAATTATAAAATCTGTTTCACCCACAGACACTAGGATATACATTAAGGATTCTTGGTCTTTCACAGTTGTTGATGGAATTAGTGGTAACTTAAATAACATATCCATAGTTGGAAATCTTTCTGGAGTTGGAACTCAAGCACCGAAAGTTGAGTCTATTAATAATGTGACTTATGATGGTGATTATGGTGATATTATTGGAATAGGAACTCAAACAACTGGTATTAATACTACTGGGCCTGCTTTATTCTTTGATTTTAAACCTGATCCTACAATTTTTCCTGTCAATTTCTTATCTCCAACGAGCAATGAAAGGCAAAAATCTGGAATTCAAACTGGTGATTACTTCGTAATTCAAAATACATCTATTGGAAGTAGCACTAGTGGAATTACTGGAATTAAAACTACATCCTCTGGCCCAGAAACTATTGGTGTTGGAACTAATTTCTTGGATAATGTGTATTTTGCTGAACACATCGTTGGAATTGGTCAGTCTGTTGTAAGAGTATTTTCAAATGTACAATCAATTTCTGGAATCAATACAGTTGGATTAACAACTTATTCTAGAAGTGGTAAATATAGTTGGGGTGCAGTAAATGTATCCAGAGGATTAAATTCAAAATCCTTTGAATTCTTTAATCAAAATGGAATTTCAGGTATAGAAACATCAGCTCAAGTGATAAGGTCTACACCTATAAAAACAAGTTATACATAACAGGTATAAATAATCAAAAAATGTAAGTATCAATGCCCGCAATAATCACTGACCAGTACCGTATATTAAATGCAGAAACTTTTGTAGACAGTTTTGTAGGTATTGGCACGACTGGAAAAAATAATTATTTTACTTTTTTGGGACATCCAGATCCTACTAATGTTGACGATGCTATTGGGTATGGTGATCAAAGTTGGGGAACAATACCTCCAGACCCAATAGATAATTTTGATCAAGAGAATAGATATCATGATAGTATGTTATTTTTAAAACAAATTACTTCTAGTGATGTTCGAAGAGTCATACCTCGTATAAATTGGCAAAGTGGAACGGTTTATGAAATGTATAGGAATAATTATAGTGCCACTAATCGAACACCTCAAACTTCTAATTCTAGTCTATATGGTTCAAATTATTATGTTGTGACTTCTGAGTTTAAAGTTTATCTATGTATTAACAATGGTGCAACTCCAACTAATTCAGAAGGAACTACATCTAAAGTTGAACCGACTCATACGTCTACAACAGTTCCTGCACAAGATGAAAGTGGAAATACAGATGATTATCAATGGAAATATCTTTATACTATAGCACCTGCTGATATTGTCAAATTTGTAACATCCACATACATACCACTTCCAGAAAAATGGGGAGATATAACAAATACCGCTATAAAGGATGCAGCAGTTGACGGTAAATTAGAGTCCATTATAATAAAAAGAGCAGGAACAGCTCAGATTGGTAATAGCACGAGTGGGACAAAAACTATAACTGTTCCTATAATTGGAGATGGATCTGATGGTAAGGCAATAGTTACAGTATCTGAAGGTGTAGTAACAAGAGTAAAATTAGCAGATACTAATTCTAAAAATTATACTTATGCAACAGTTAGATTTGATCCTGGTGCACCTTTAGATGGACAAACATTAAGTGTGGGTACTGGTGATAATGAACCTCAATTTGAAGTCGTAATACCACCAAAAGGTGGACATGGAGCTGATATTTATCGTGAATTGGGTGGATTTAGAGTTATGGTTTACTCTAAATTTGATAATAATATTAATGATAAAGCAGATTATATTATTGGAAATGATTTTTCTCGTGTTGGAATAATTAAAGATCCTTTAGAATTTGGTGGAACCTCCGTTCTAAATAAGAGGACTGCAACCTCTTTAGGTGCGTTAAAATTAAAAGTTCCTAGTACTTCTAGCACAGTATTATCTAATGTTGTTTATAAAACAAACACAAAGATAAGTCAATATTCAAATGATTCCACTCTTGGTATTGGAACTGCCATTGGATATGTTGCTTCTTGGGATTCTACTACTGGAGTCTTGAGATATTATCAACCAGTTGGTTTTTCAACTCAATCTGTTTATGGTTATGAACTTCGTAATTTCGTAGGAGTAGCAACTGCAATTACTGGAGCAACTCATATTGAAGTTGGTGAAAGTGTCGATAATTTAGAAGTTGATACAACATTTAGTGCTGAATCAATCACTGTTGGTCAAAGAAGTGAGTCTTTGGGTCATGCATTTGTCAACGGAGTTGCAAATCCAGAAATTAAAAAGTTTTCTGGTGAGATAATATATATTGATAACAGAGCACCAATCACAAGGACAACTTCACAAAAAGAAGAAGTAAAAATAGTAATCGAGTTCTAATCAGATGCCACAAAGTACTAATTTAAACGTTTCTCCATATTTTGATGATTTTAATGAAAATAAAAATTATCATAAGGTATTGTTTAAACCTGGTTTTCCAGTTCAAGCAAGAGAATTAACAACACTTCAATCAATATTACAAAATCAAGTTGAAAAGTTTGGAAGACACTTTTTTAAAGAGGGTTCACAAGTTATACCTGGTGGAACTTTCTATGATCCTAGTTATTTTGCGGTAAAAATAGATCCAAATTTTTTAAATATACCAGTTAACAGTTATACAAAATTTTTAGCAGATAACAATATAAAAATAAAAGGGGAAACATCTGGTGTTGAAGCCACAGTGGTTAATAGATTGACTGTATCCGAGTCTATTGATGGATTTGATACTTTATATGTAAAGTATTCTAAATCTGGATCAGACGGGACTACAAGGACATTTCAAGACGGTGAAAATTTAATAACTTTATCTGGTATTACTTTTTTAAACACAAGTATAGCTGCAAATAGTCAATTTGCAAGATGTATTATTTCAAATTCAACTTCCACAGGATCTTCTTTTTCTATAAATGAGGGTGTATATTTCATTCGTGGATTTTTTGTAAAAACAGTAGCATCGACAGTAATTTTAGACCAATATTCAAATTCACCTAGTTATAGAGTTGGATTCCTAGTAAAAGAGGAAAAAACATCAGCATCTTCAACCAATTCTGATTTGTATGATAATGCTTTAGGTTTTTCAAATGAGGCTGCACCTGGTGCAGATAGATTAAAAATTTCCTTAACTCTTCATAAGAAATCTTTAACTGATATTAATGATAGAGATTTTGTTGAACTATTAAGAGTTGAAAATGGTACTACCAAAGAAATGGTAACTACTACAGAATATAATATTTTTGCGAAAGAGTTAGCAAGAAGAACATATGATGAATCTGGAGATTATTACATAAAACCATTTTCTGTGGATGTTAAAGAGTCTTTAAACGATAGAATTGGTAACAGAGGGATATATTTTGAAACCCAACAGACTCAAAATGCAAACACTCCATCAGATGACATTATTAGTCTACAGATTTCTTCAGGAAAGGCGTACGTAAGGGGTTATGAGATCGATAAAGTTGGATCAACGTCTGTTGATGTACTTAAACCAAGAACGACTAAATTAGAGGAAAATATAAGCGTTCCAATAAGAATTGGAAAATCAATGAATATAACAAATGTTCTTGGTTCCCCAACTATTGGATTTAATGCAGCTTCATTAAAATTATTAGATAGAAGATTACTTGAAAGTAGACAACGTGATACTGGTGCAACCGTAATAGGTGATGTAAGACCATATGACTTTATGCAAAAAACTTTATCAGGAATTGCAGTCACAACTTTTGATTTAAGATTCTATGATATGCAATTATATACAGTTCTTACTGTAGCGAATACAATTACTACTGGTGTGGATTCTTATGTAAAAGGAAAATTTAGCGGAGCTGTTGGATATGTAGTCACCGCAGTTAGTGGAACTTCAATGACACTTCGTGATGTTATTGGAGAGTTTCAAATAAACGAACCATTAATAATTAACGGTCTTGAGGAAGGTAATAATATTACAACAATCGTAGATAATAGTTTTGAAGATATCAAGTCAGTTCATAGCACTGCAGGAGTCAGTGCAGGTACAACTAGTTTTGCTGCAGACTTAGTATTAGATCATGAACGAAAAGTATTTAAAACAGCTGCAGAATTTGATATCACCATACCATTTGCTGGTATTTCAACAGTTACTGGGCCTTCTGTTTCAGATTTTAGATCATTAGTTAAAGTTGGTGATATTATTAGTTATACTGGAGGTGCAAACCTTACTAACTCTGATCCTACTTTTAATCGAGTAAGTTCTATTGGTATTGGTGGAACTAATTTTAAAATTGAAAATGTTGCAGATGTTTCTGGTATATGTAATGGAGGAGTTGCTAATGCTACACCAACTGATATTGTAGTTCGTATTCCATTTTTAAATGAATCAGATAATCCTGGCTTTAGAGTTAAATTAGCAGATGATTTCATTGCATCGATGAATGTATTAGACAGTTCATATATTATAAGAAAACAGATAACCAATAATGGTTTTACAGGCTCTCAAGCTGAGTTTAATATTACTGACCTTAGTGGTCTTAATACGGATGATTTATTCTTTGAACCATTCACCCAAACAAATTATGCTTTAGAGGTTGACACAGGTTCAGATTTAGGATTTATGCAAAAATTAGATAGTGCAATGGTTACTATATCCGCAAATCTTAAAACTATTACTATAAAAGGATTATCAAAAACAGATGGTGATGCAACATTGACAGCAACTATTAGAAGAAGTAGTTTATCCTCAAAAGAAAAATCAATAGTCAGATGTAGTGATTTAATAATAACAAAATCAGAATCAACTGGATCTGGTATTGGAGCTACATCTTTAAATGATGGTCTTGAATATAGTCAATATTATGGAACAAGAGTTCAAGATGAAGAAATTTCATTAAATGTCCCAGAAGTATCTCGTATACTAGCAATTTTTGAATCAAATGATACAAATAATCCAGATTTACCAACTTTAATTGCAACTGATGCAACAGCGTCATTTACTGGAAATGTAGTAGTTGGAGAGCAATTCATTGGTAATACATCAGGTGCTGTAGCTCGTGTTGTTTCTGTCGTATCTGGAACTTCAATTTCATTTGTTTATGAAAATCAAAATACTTTCGAAGTAGATGAAAATATATCACTTAAAACATCAGGAATATTTGCAACACTGACTAGTGTTCTACCTGGTGATCGAAACTTAATTAATAACTATACTTTAGATGATGGACAAAGATTAGAATTTGCAGATTTTTCTAGAATTGTGAGAAAATCAGATGCAGAAAAACCAACTCGTAAATTAAGAATTATTTTTGATTATTTACTTAATAATGAAAGTGCAGGAACTATCGAAACAGTTAATAGTTATAATACATTAAGTTATAGTAGAGATATACCATTTGTTTTTGATAGATTTGCTTCTGATTTTATTGACTTTAGACCTAGAGTAACACCATTTACCGCAAATGATAAATCACCATTTTCTTTTGGATCTAGATCTTTTTCTTCAACACAATCTGAGATTGTAGCATCCAATAAAACTGTTGTGGTCGATTATTCTTACTATCAGGGCCGAGCAGACAGATTATATCTAACGAAAGATGGTTTCTTTACAGTAAAACAAGGAACTCCATCAAGACTCCCTAAGTTACCTTTACCAAATGAGGAAGCCTTTGAAGTTGCTTCAATCATATACCCACCTTATGTTCGTAGTGCAAATCAAGAGGTCAAAGTAAAGAAAGTTCGACATAAAAGATACACAATGAAAGATATTGGTAGTCTTGAACATAGAATTAAAAATTTAGAAAATTACACAACATTATCTTTATTAGAAACTGATACTAAAAATTTATCTATTAAGGATCCAAATACTGGATTAGATAAATTTAAATCTGGTTTCTTTGTAGATAATTTTACAAGTCATCTAACACATAACCTAACAGGTGAATCTAAATTTGATATTGATCTTATAAGAGGTGAGTGTAGACCTAGATCAACAGAGAGAAATGTCCCCTTAATACATGAAACAAAAAGTACACTTGCAGATCCAATAAACTCTGACTATAATTGGGTCGAAGATTTTGTTGATGGAAACATCACAAGAAATGGCCCTGCTTTATTGCTTGATTATACAGAAGTAGAGTTTTTATCACAACCATTTGCAACAAGAACAGAAAATCTTAATCCCTTTCATATAGCACTATTTGCTGGAACAATACAATTAAATCCAGAATCAGATTTTTGGGTTGAGGAAGTTCCTCTTGGAACCACAGAAGTCTTTGATATTGATGGTGCATATAGTGCGTTTGCAGAACTATTGGAAGTAGATGAAAATACTGGAATGGCATCTAGTTTCTGGAATTCTCATGAAATTACTTGGAATGGTATGGATAGTGCAACATTTCTTGGACAAGAAATTACCGATACTGAAATTTTAGCATCTGAAACTGAGAAAGTTAAAAAAGCAAAAGGTCACGGAACTGCAGTTTTTGAAGTAACAACACAAACAGTTCAAAATACAGTTACACAACAATTTGAACAGAGTGGAGTTGAAAAAGAATTTGGACTTCAATTGACACCAGTAACTCAAACAATTGATTTAGGTAATAAAGTTCTTGGAATAGATATTTTATATAATGTTAGATCTAGAAATATTGAAGTTGTAGGAAAGAGATTGAAACCAAATACAAAGTATTATGTATTCATGGAGAATCAGGATATGACAGAGTACGCTGTTCCTAAACTTCTTCCAGTTGTCATGACAAAAGGATCATTCGATACTGGTGATTTAATGTATAGTGTTGAGAATCCACCAGGAACTGCTGGTAAACCAAGTATTCATTTTAGACTTACTTCTTCAAATCACAAGATAGGCCCATTTAATGAACCCACAGAAACATATACAACAAATCCATATGATTCAACATCTTTACCCACCACTTACTCTAGCACAAGTACAATTTTAAATGTTGACACTGGTGGATTAGCACACTTTACTCAAGCAGATCATATTGGATATGTCAAAAAGGGAATGACATTAGTTAATGCTGATGGAGACGCAGAAGCGACTGTTGATGATTTAAGTTTAGTAAGTGATTCTGATGGAAGTTTAATTTTTTCATTGCACATACCCGACCCAACTGTAGAGGGTAATCCTTTATTCAGCACTGGAACTAATACAATTAGAATTACCACTAGCCCAACTAATGCAAGTATATTGGATCCTGGTGAAAGTTCTGCAGAAACAGATTATCTTGCAACTGGTTATCAAACAAATACACAAGAACAAACACTCAATATTACAACACCACAGGTTGAGAAAACACAAATTGGTTCAGATCAACCAATTACTCAAATAGTTGAAGTAGAGGGTGTAGTTTTAGCTCCAGAAGACGTTACTACACAACAGCAAATAAATTACTATGATCCACTTGCACAATCATTCTTGGTTGAAAAAAGCACATATCAGGATGGTATTTTTATAACAGGTGGTGAGTTGTTCTTTAAAACCAAAGATGATGAAATTCCTGTAACTGTTCAGATAAGAACAATGAGAGATGGTTCACCAACAACCACTATTCTACCATTTGGTGAGATACAGATTAATCCTGCAGATGTCATTGCTTCTGATGATCCAACTGTAGCAACTAATTTTAAATTCGATACACCAGTTTATTTACAAGGTGGTTATGAATATGCATTAGTTTTAGTTGCACCAACTGAAAAGTACCTCACTTATATTACTAGAATGGGTGAAGAAGATTTGATTCTTCAGTCTATAAGCAATACTCAACCATATCTAGGTTCACTATTTAAATCCCAAAACAGCTCCACTTGGACACCAAGTCAATTAGAAGATCTTAAATTTAAACTTAACAAAGCACAATTTGTCACTAATACACCATCTAGTGTTCTTCTTCCTAATAGTAAATTACAGTTACAAAAAATTAAAAAATCAAATCCAGTTACCGCATTTTCAAAGAGACTAATTATTGGAGTAGGAGCAACCGTAATATCATTTACTCCTGGAGCCGAAATTACACAAGGAACAAATACTGGTAGAATATTTTCATCTGGAGGACAAATAACTTCAGGAAATTCAAAACTTGAGGTGGTTGCTAATACTGGAATTGGATTAACAGATGGTTCATTTGCTGGCATTGGATTTACATCTTTAACTGGAAACGGTTCAGGTGCCATCGCAGAATTGACAGTTGCTAGTAATACTATTGCTGGTGTTGCAGTTACCATCACCAGTGGTGGTACAGGGTATCAGGTAGGTGATTTGCTACTCATGAACAATGTTGGATTCAACGGTTCTGGAGTAAGAGTAGTTGTTAAGAACATTACTAATACAAACCAATTAATTGTAGATGAGGTTGAAGACACTTTTGTAGATAGTCAACCTATAACATATATTGAAACAGATGGAACGAATTTTGTTATTAATGCTAACGATGTAACTGGAATTAGTTCTGATCCAATTATGGATGGTTATACTCTCAAATTTAATCACAGAAATCATGGAATGCACTCAAACACAAACAGAGTAAGAGTTTCCAATTTCCATCCTGATGTGAAACCAACACTCATAACTTCAAATATAGATGATGATAGCACACTAATCAATCTTACAAACGGAACTGACTTCACAACCTTTGAAGGAACTGCGGTTGGATCTGGACATACTGGATATTTACTAATAGATAAAGAAATTATTGCATATGAGTCTATTTCGAGTAATCAAATTACAATTAGTGAAAGGGCAGTTGATGAAAGTTTAAAATCAAATCATGATTCATCAACTTTAGCTCATAAGTATGAGTTTAATGGTTTATCTTTAAGAAAAATTAATACAGACCATAATATAGATCCAAGAGAAAAAACTTTTGATAGTTATCATTTAAAAATTGCTACTGATGGTAAAACATTTCAAAAAACTAAAACTGGAGGAGGGGATGTACTTCATGTGTCACAAAATGTTCCTTTTGAGGTAATTGATCCTAGAATTACATCTATAACACCTACTGGAACTGATATAACTGGAAGAATTAAAACAACTTCAGGAACAAGTTTAAGTGGTAATGAAGCATCATTTGTAGATAAAGGTTACGAAAATGTAGCTTTAAATCAACTAAATTATCTTGATAGTCCAAGAATTATCGCATCAGAAATAAATGAACTTGATTTATTAGGTAGTGAAAAATCTTTTGGTCTTGAATTGACACTCTCAACATCACAACCTGATGTATCTCCAGTTGTACATTTAGATACTTTAAACGTAGTTGCAATTAGTAATTTAGTTGATGATAAGGTAACTAATTTTGAGACTGATAGTAGACCAAAGATATCTGGTTTAGATCCAAATACTGCAATTTATGAAACAAGAAAAATTAATTTAGAATTTGTTTCCAATTCTATATTTGTCCAATTTGACGGACATAGAGAACCTGAAGGGGAATTTAGAGTATTCTACAAATTATTCAGAGGTGATGGAGATGACGTGAATCAATCCTATATTCCATTTAATGGAAATGGATTACCAGACAAGACTGTGAATGCAAACGCCCTTAGAAATGCTTTTAGTGAGTATAAGTTTACTGTTGAAAACACTGCACAATTTACTGGATTTATGATTAAAGTTGTGATGACATCTACTAGTCAAGCAAAACCACCTAGATTTAAAAACTTTAGAGCAATAGCACTTAGATCATTTGAAATTGACGACTAATGAACAAATATATAAAAGTTAAATCTGATGTATCTCTCGTAAGAGATATAAATTCAAATGCTATTATTAATAAAAATCAGAGTGAATTTGATAAGTTTGTAAAACTATCAGAGAAAAAATACGAAGAAAAAAAGAAATTTGATAATATGCGTAGTGATTTGGACTCTTTAAAACAAGATATGAATGAGATAAAAACTCTTCTTAAAAATATTATGGATAAATGATTTATAAATATTCCAAGATAGATTCTAATTAGTTAAATAATGGCAGCATATATTAGTAACATAGTAATTGATGCTGGTGCTGACTT